TAATGGGTAATAATCAGATATCATCAAGAATTGGAGAGTTTCCTTCCTCCTTAAAATGCACCTCAAGAATCTTCAAAGCTATTCCACATGCCTTTACGTAGTGCCTCGCGTAACGATCACCGACACCCATCATCTCCATGACTTCACGGGTGTTAATAACATCCATCGTTTGAAGGATATTGTACATGCGGTTCTGTGAAAGAGGGATATTTCGTCCCTTTTGGCTGTAATGATCCAATCTGCACACACCAGCGATAATATCACTCACACCACAGAAAGAATTTGAAGGCTTCCTGCCTTGCATTTCGTGTAATACAGTGTTCTCAATATTTTTGCCACGTTTAGTAGACGCGCTGTCATGTTCATATTTCAACCGCTCTACACCATGCTTGCCCAGTGAGTCACGAAGGCTTTCCATTTCTTCAATGCAGTACGCCATGTTACATCCTCTTGGTGCTTGATAATTTCTATATTAGAATAGACTAGCACGTAAGACCTGTCAACGAGTATTTACTCAAATGTCTATATTATGAGGATACCTCAGCGGGTGAGGAGCAAAACCCCACCGAGGCCGCATGAGACGGCTTCTTTCATCTGGCATATCAAGTACGTGTATAGGATGTTAAAAATAGGGTGTTAGAAGGGGAAGTCGTCATACAGCAGTGTCCTCCTACAAGCTCCTGTAAGACCTTTAGAGGGTGTACCCAGTATGGTTGGGCATCTCAGTAGTACAGAAGCCCTCAGGAAGCCTTGTAGAGCGTTGTACAGCCATACACACCATCCTTGTCAGATACACACTCAATGAGAGGACACTGGTGAAAATAAACCGCTCGACAGGTGTAGATCTCGGTGTATACTAGTTCTAAGACCTTCCTTATACAGTACTTTAAAAGCGCTTTAAAATTACCTTCTAAAAGACAAGTAATCTAATAGAATCTAATAGAATCTAATAGAATCTAATAGAATCTAATAGAATCTAATAGAATCTAATAGAATCTAATAGAATCTAATATAAGAAAGGTTTAGATAAAGAGCATTTCTACAAGTGCTTTACAAGAGACCTTTATAAAGGGATTACCCAATAACCCTGTAAAGCGCCTGTAGATTCTCCTGAGGATGGGAGGGGATCGTATGATCCTATAACCCTCCTACTTTATAAGACACCAAGACACTCTACACAACCTTTGCATCTGACCTTTATAAAGACCCTCCTCAATAACCTGCAAATTACTGTAGATTCTCCCAAGCACAACTGACCTTTGATTGTGTGACATAAGCGTAAGCGCCTACAAGCCTTTCTAAGACTTCAAACGCCATTACCCTGAGCCAATGTACTACTCATACCATCAAAGCTCTCACAGAGCCTCACAAGAGCTTCTAGAGGCATTCATAAGCACCTGTACAGGGTTCTCCTCTTTACATCCTCCCAAGAACACCAAACATCCTTGACATCATCCTTCCCACGAACAATACTGGGTATCCACACCACCGAAAGAAGGGCACTAACAATGGGCTATGATTCAGATATTGATTACATCAACTCACACAAAGACACCATAATATTACGAGCGGAGGAAATCTGTGAAGACGGTGCAGAAAACTTCTTGACAGACGAACAATGGTCACGCATAATTGAAGCTCATCTCGGGGACGTTAAGGATTTTCTAGAGCAAGAGGGTCTAGTTTACAAACATATCGTTGAGATTTTAACAATGGAAGAGGAAGAGTAAGAATGGGTTTTGACATCGTAATTGTAGCGCTTATTATTCTTGGAGCGGCATTTATAACGTATCGGATATTTAAGGATTAATAGTATGGATGATGAAAAAGAAGATTACGAATGGCTGTACACGAAACATTGGCACGTACCTTTTTGAAACAGGAGAATCAAAAGATGAACTTTTATGATGAAATTTACAAGATTTATGAAGAGCCGGAGCCGGAGCCGGAGCCGGAGCCGATTAAAGATTTCGCATGGCGTTTCAATTTCGGGGAGGAAGGGACAAGCCTCCTCAAGGAATTTGAAGGATTTCGTTCAGAGGCGTATTATGATATCGCAGGCGTCCTTACCATTGGCTATGGAGAGACAGAGGGCGTCAAGGAGGGTGATACAACGTCCGAGAAGGCGGCCTCAGAGCATCTTCAGAAGAGGGTTGATGATGTATACGCGGAAGCCGTTAGAAGGTGTGTAACCGTCCCTATTGACCAATGCATGTTTGATGCCATGACATCCCTTTCATATAATATTGGAGCTTATGGATTCAAGAGAAGCTCCGTTGTACGGCGACTCAATACATGGGATTATGAAGGCGCTGCGGATGCCTTCCTGATGTGGAACAAGGCGACAGTCGGGGGTAGAAAAATCGTTGTAAGGGGATTGACACGGCGTCGTGAAGCTGAGAGAATGCTGTTTATTAGGAATATGGTGTAATCACACAAAGGGTGGGTTGGAATGGATATTAGGAGAGCCTCTTTAATTATTCTCATGGTTTTGGCGGTGGCTGCGGGGTTTGCCATCGGCATTACATCGGATATTCCGAAAGATCGTATTGAAACAATCCAAAATGGGAAAGGGTGACACGATGCAGGAAGGAAGTTTTGTAGGGCATACCGCTTGCGTAGATTGCGACAGTTCAGACGGATTGGCGGTTTATCGAAAGGAGGATAGTGATGGGGTTATATTTGAGGATGGGTATTGCTTTGCTTGCGAAGGGTACTTCTCCCCAAAGAAGCTGGGGAGTGATTACGAATTCATTGACAACTCATCTACAGGGGTGAATGCAGACGTGGCAACAGTAGAGAGCATCAAAGAGTACGATACAAGGGGCGTCAAGGCGCGCCGCATCAAGAAGACCTTTTGTGAAATGTATGGCATGAAGGTTTCATACAATGAAGAAGACGGGAGTATTGACACATATTACAACCCCGTTCACAAAGAAGGGGAAATTACGGGATGGGAGGTTCGGGAGCTTCCGAAGACATTCCGAGCAATCGGCGATACGAAGAAGTGCGAACTATTTGGTCAGCATCTTTTCAGCGGGAGCGGGGAGTATGCGAACCGTGTCAGTAATAAGTTCCTCATTATCTGTGAAGGTAGGCTTGATACCATCGCAATGCAGCAGGCAATGGTAGAGAATGGAAACGGAAACTTCATAAACGCTGTTGTAGGACTTCCAAACGGTGCCAATGCCAAGTCCGTCAAGGTGAATTACAAGTTTGTCAATGGATTCCAATCTGTCATCTTGGTGATGGATCAGGATGATCCCGGAAAGAAGGCAGCTTTTGATATTGCAAAGTCTCTTCCGATGGGCAAGGCCAAGATTGCCAGCTACTCTGAGAAAGACCCATGCGACATGCTTCGTAAGGGCAAGGGTTCAGAGCTTAGCAAGCTCATTTGGAAGGCTGAACCGTATTCTCCGTCTGGCATTATATCTGGAGAAGGTCTTTGGGAGCTTGTCAGCGAATCGGTTGAGGACAATTCAATTCCATACGCTTTCAAAGGTCTTAATGAGAAGCTTGACGGTATCCGAACGTCAGAATTGGTGACGATGGTAGCTGGAACGGGCGTAAGTAAAAGTACGTTTGCTCGGGCGTTTATGCACCATATTCTGAAGACGACAAATGAGAATGTGGCTGGCATGTTCCTTGAGGAGAGCGTTCGCAAGACAGGTCTTAGCTTGATGAGCATGGATGCTAACAAACTTCTTCATCTACCTGAACACGGGGCTTCACAGGATGAAATGAGGGAGTCTTTTGAGGGTACACTTGGAACAGGACGTGTATTCCTGTATGATAGCTTTGGAAGCAATGATATTGACACCATCTGCGAGAACATCACATACTTTGCAAGGGTTGCGGATTGCAAATACATCTTCTTAGACCACATTTCGATCCTTGTAAGTGGTGGTGTCCATGGTGATGAGCGTAGGGCGCTTGACGAGATCAGCACGAAGATCAGGACGCTCGTTCAGGAGCTTGATGTGTGCCTATTCATGGTGTGCCATCTGAAGCGTCCTGAAGGTCTTGGACATGAGCAGGGACGCGCTACAGAGCTTTCACAGCTGAGAGGTTCAGCGGGGATTGCGCAATTGTCAGATACCGTCATTGGGTTCGAGCGTAACAGCCAAGCGGACGATGATAAGGAGCGTAACACGTCTACTATCAGGGTTTTGAAGAATCGTCACTCTGGTAACACTGGCATAGCTGCAAAGGTT